GATTATAGGCCTCAACAAATGACCAACTACCATGATACTGAAGAACAAACAGCTCTTCGTAGACTACTTCTTGGTACTCATGGCCCAGGCCAAAAAAACTCTGCCGTCAAAGGCATTATGACCTCCCCACCAAAGGTGCACGATTCACAGGTGAACTCGTGAGTAAGATCGACGTCGGGTCTAATGCCTTCGTAGATTGCTCGCAAGAAGCGAGAGTCGCGGACAGGCATCACATCCACAAATTGGCTCAGCATGCTAGTGTCGGTGACACCAGCGACCGAAACGATCACCGCTTTAAGAAGATCAGTGCTCTTGGTGTCTGGAAGATTAAGTTTTTTCTTCTTCGTGAGGGATTCATTGAGTTTCTTCTCTGTTCCTGACATTAAGAGACTCACCTCAACCATAACCTTTGTGGTTGGCAGCTCAAACATGAATGTGCCGGTGTCGGTTACCTCAATGTCGTCCCCGATATCGTCTGCAAAGTGAAGACTCAGGGCTTCAAGATTAAACTCTGCGTCATTGTTCTCCCCGCAGGAAGGGCAACTGACGTTTGTTTTATAATCAGGCCCAAAGCCCGTAATCCTAGAGGAAACAACAAGAGCGTTCTTATCGCCGACAAGAAAGTCATCTATTTTGAGCGTCTTATCCACCAAAAGGGACTGAAGCATTCGATCGAGGGCGAGTCCCTTACGCAAGAGTGCCTCGCTGGTAAGGATATCTTCTTCTTTTGCTGTCATGTGACGTAGTTCAACCGTCTCCACGCCCGCTAGGGGGTGGTCTTCGGGATAGAACCTTCCTCGACTGGGAAGTTCAACAAATTCTGTTGGTGTAACAAACGAAAAGATGTCGTGTGTTGCTGCAGCGGCTATTGCCGGTGCGGGGGATGGCGCCGTTGGCGCCGATGGTTGCATTCTCTGAGAGTTTCTCTTGCGATTACCCATTAATTACCTGCTTTCTTATACCTCTAGGTCGATGTTGCGAATGCAACAGCGGGACCAGAAGTGTATACAGCATAATCATAACGCATTTGAACCGTAACATTAAGTAATTCTGTATCTGAATCGTAACTTAGATCGCCGAAAGTCGCATTTGTAATAAAGGAGTTAATTAACTGCCACTGTCCAACATTGCCGCCTTCCCCGTTCACTTCAGTGATGGTTACAATTCCGAGTGCGCTCAATGCATCAGCCTTGTTAACAGTACCGGGGGCCTGTCCTGCGAGAACCACATTCTCCTGGATGTCAGGCTGGAGATATCCCATCTGCGCCAAAGCATTGATGAGAAGCGCGTTACCGTCGGGGTTAATAGCGTTAACAATAACGGCCGTCACCTCACTCCACTCGACAGAACCGGGGTAGTAATATGTATTACCCAGAAACTTATGGGCGGCTTGGCCCACCGTGTAGCCGGGCTTTGTGACCGACTTCGCGAGGTATTTCGCGTAGGCAAAGGCTTCATCGCCACTACCATCATTCATCTGGGGGAAATCCAGAATAAACCTATGTGCTCTTTTTGGCTCTGATAAAGCGCTTGTCCAGAATGGCATTATTTAAGTACTCCTTATAAGTTCTAAAGTTAAATAGTGTGGGAGATTAAAACCTCCCACTTTATTAATCGTCAAAGGAAGCTCCCGTACGAGTAATATTGAAATCAATCGCGATATACTCGATAGCGCGGGTTGGCTTCAAGAAAATCCGGGCGTACATGATATTCCTATCAATAAGTTCCGGGGTTGTGGTTGTCTCGTCAAGGACCAACTTAAAGTCTGAAAGACCGAAGTTAGTCTTAATGTCCGAAAGAATCGGAGTAACAGAGGAAATAAACCTATTCCATGTAGTCTGAACATTGGGATCAAACAACAGGGTGGCTGCAGCCTGCGATACACGCTTCTTCACGAAGATCATCAGCCGGCGAACATTGATGCGGTCCAGAGCTGAGGGTGTAACCTGCAAGGTCTTCTGACCAAAGATTACAATTCCTTCCGCCGGGAACTTGGCAATCGGGTTAATGTTAGCACTATAAAGATCGTCGCGGTTCTTGCGAGTCAGCTTGTGGGCAACATCCACAATCGGAATACCAGCAGCTCCCTCAGTGAGTCCGCCGCGGTTGAAACCAGCGGGGGCAAACCAGACCTGTGTCTTCTTCTGCGAGCTTGAGAAGGTTCCCAAGGCGGCCACAGAAGGCGGCACCCAGACGGACGAGCCGTTAATGGTGTCGCGTGCACGGAGCCACGGATAGAAGCAGCAACCATAAGAGGTGTTGAGCGCTCTCTGTCGCAGAGATGTAACTGTAGAGTTCAAACTAGAGAGGGTATTATTACGAGCAGAGACTTTTGCTTCTGCGCGAGGCTGATAGCCTCCCTCTATGTCGATAATCGCCAATGCGTCTGCACGGTCTTCACAAACATTAATTAGGTTGTTTGTAAGGCCCGCCTGCTTCAGTCCCGGAATAGTGGCGAGGTTCATCTCGACAACTTCTGGGTCTGCAACCGCATCAATCGACTGGCGAATAGAGTTAAAGACATAGTTGTTCGCATCGCTGGGGGTTCCATCGAGATTGCGGTTAGCAAACGGGTCCAATTCGCGAATGTTGACACCATCGAATCCGCCGTACATCGGCACAGTGAAGCGATCGAAGCCAGCATCCAAGACGCCCGAGACGGCGCCATCAAAGTTGGTAAGGGAATTCCCTGCAGCGTGAGAGCCAGAAACCCAGACACCCTGTGAGCCACTGATGTCGTCCAATGTAAAGTACATGGAGCGCTCGGTAGCACTGGGGTCGGGGCCGCCAAACATACCGGACACCATGCCGCCGCGAGGACGGAGAGTATCAATAGTCGAGTGGTCAAATACAGTACCGCCTGCTGTACGCGTTGTCTGCAGACCAAAGTAAGCATCTGTATTGTTGCTCAGATTTCCTGCGGAGGCGCTGACGCGGAACTCCGGGACTGGGTAGAACACTGATGCAGTGAGGGTGGATCCACTGACAATGAATAGGGAACCGGTTGTGTAATGGCCGTCGGCGTCCCACTCCGCTCCACTAGGACGCGCGTTGGGTTCGGGCTCTGATCCCGAGAGCCAGTTAGACTGTGTGGTGTTCGGGGGTGCTGCTCCCGCTATAGAGGTGCTGCCTGTGATGTCCGCATCATCGTCATACTTGAGGATGCCGCGGAATCCGAAGGGAAGAAGAGTGGCATTATCGCCAACGATTTCTTCGTTGACAGAGACGCGGATGTACTTGGATACATTAGGGTAGTCGCCGTATTCAATGTAGCGGCGTTCAGTGGCATCCCAAGTAGTGTATCGATCACCAACCTTGCGCGCAATATAATTGAGTGAATCAGGGTTCAAATCAAGACCAGTAAAGCTTTCGACTATGCGGACTACATTATCAGAATCGCTTAAAGAGCGAACAACCAGAGAGAATGTTCCGTACGGATTAGTCTCATTAGTAGAAATAGTAATATCCTGGATGGAGACCTTAAGATTACGGTTCGACCAATCGCCGGGCTGGTCAAGAGCGACGACCTTAAATAGGGTGGGCATCTGTTCGGCGGAGTAGGCATTAGCTATAGCTCCTCGCTCCGACAGATCGCAGCCAATAATAAATGGTGTTTCAGCAGCCTGGAGGGGCACACGATAGTTGTCTCCCAAGTTAAAACCAGTACTCCTGGGATCTATTTCAACGATGGCTGCATAGGTCGATCCAGCGGTTGCCGGGACATTAGCCCGAAGATGGCGGTCAAAAGTCTCGCCCAGGAAGTAGTTAGACTCCAGTTCCACCAAGTCCGCATTCGAGCGTGCAGGGGTAGTATTAAAGATCTTGCGAATATATCGTGAACTATCAATATCAAAGTTGAAAGAAGTGGTCAAAGTACCGCTACCGACGTCTCCTCCGGGGTTGTGCATAAGCATCTTAAACTCATAAGGCGTCCCAGAGTCGCACACAACAACATTTGAGCCAGTTACGCCGATGCCTGCGGTCCACGTGTGAGTGCCGTCGGGGGCCGATGGTTGTGTCGCAATGGCGCCGCTTAGCTGTAGGGTGGTGGCGCTGTCGGTGGAATACCAGATCGCAGCGAGGGATCCCTCAAGAGAGCCGGTGCCGATCGTCGGGGTGGTCGGTCCAGTATTTACAGGCTCGAAGACCACAAGTCCCCATGCCTTACCGTTAGTGCCGCCATCCCAGCCGGCTTCGCCGGTTCCAACTTCAATGTCGGTTGGAGCTGCTTGGCTACCAAGAAGACGAATATAGGTTAAAGGAGAACTGTTTCTTAGGTAAGCCTGCGCAGCGTATACACCGTAGGTGGGGGCGGTCTCGTTCCATGAGCCGCGGCGCCACACGTCTCCGGCGGCGTTGCCGGGGGAGGGGGTACCGAAGACCTGTACAAACTCCGAGAAGGAGTCGACCGTGGTGGGCCGCAAGGCGGGCCCTTTTTCTGCGCGACCTATAACTACCGGTCCGATTCCCGCAGGGGAAGCCGGCAGCTGTGAGTTGTCGACTTCGTTGACGAAAACTCCGGGTGATACAAATCTGAAATTTTTTACTGACATTCGTTTTTATCTCCTAAACCTGGGATATTCTTATTAAATAGTATTGACTGCGCGCAATAGTATCTAATCTCTATAAAATCCACCTTTAATATTGTCGGGGATGTCCCCTAAAATTACCTTTTCTCTTGACAGCTTGTACTCAACAGCATTCTCGCGTCGGACTAACTTGGGTTTTTCTTGATTTTCGCCATCGCCTATCAGGTATCCCAATACCTCAATGCTTACCGTATTCTCGTAGTTCCGTCGCGTCATGCCCAAGTCTGCTTTGTTTGATCCATTTGTAAAATCGCCGCTAATAAACACTTCATAATAATGATTTTCATAATTAATTCTTTTTGGCATCGGACTGTTGCCGGGGACGGTTATGAAAGGGCGCAGCATTTCATTAACCTGTTGTTGATATTCACTACGAAGTGTTATTTCATAATTTACTGAAATCCACGTAGGAATCGGGATCGTGATAGTCTCGTAAACCACCCTCTGTATTGACATATTCCGCTTGTTGGTATTGTTCATCTTGCTCGACACTGTTTTGTCGGGGCCATACTTCCTCGCCGCAAGATTATTTTGAAACTCGGCAGTCTTTTTTTGATTAATTTGCCGCGCGATAGTAACAACGCCGCCTTTTGCATCGGGCACCGGATATAAGTTGGCGTATACGGTTCCCTTTTTGTTGGGATTCTTATTAATGGAAGCCCGGTTCACCGTAATGAGAGGAAGGACCAACATCTCTTCCTTGTCCCTTAGGTCCTTATTGTGTTTAATCTGATAGGCACGTTCGGATGTAACCCACAGCACGGGGACTTTCTTAAATCCCTCGTTCGTGGTAACTGATAAATTAAGCTCATCGTCAATAAACCGCAGCATGGCGGCGTCGATGGTTTCCAGAGAGGAAAACCCAAATTCAATTTCCTTGAGCTTGTCGGCAACTGCCGGGTCGCCTATGTAATCATACTCATTGGCAGCCTTGTTTTGTATTTGAGCCTGTGAGCGCTTACTTCGAGACATTCCGTATACCCCCTTAGCCTACAAAGATGCCGGCGGGGATGTTTTCCATGACCTTCTTGGTGGAGTCCTGTAGGGTCGCATCCTTGGTGGCCATCTCGGTGTAAGTGAGTTGGTCGAGAGTAACCTTAAGTTCCTCGCGCAAAGCATCTTGCTCGGCTTTGGCCTGAGATAATAATTCTGAGGCATTCAGGGTGACACTTTCTCCGGGAATAGGAACGGTGGCAAACTTGCCGCGGACCTGGCCTAAAATCTCTTTAGTAAGAGCTAATCCAAACCTCCTAATCCACTGTTTGCCGATGGCGTTGATGTTTTCATAAGGGATATTTTGAAACGGCAAAGTATTCATATTATTAATGCCCTCAATCCCTGATTTGGGCTGACCGGTTCCCTCTTCCCACGGAGAGAACTGATGCTCAATGGTAAATTCGACCCAGATCTTCCCTACTTCCAGCGAATCTGGTTGTGGAAAAAGTCTAAGTTTGTTGTTTCTTATCTCGTAAGAAAAATGGGAGGTTCGTGTCCACAGGGCATCCTCATATGCCATGGCCTGAAGCTTATTCTGCCAGGTGGGGACAATCTCAAAAGTAGAATCGTCGGCGAACTGTCCATAGGTGCGCATGTTGCCGACTACCGAGAATCCTCCATAATATCCATAAAAACGCCACATGGCGCGTGGCGTTTTATAGTACACTTTACGAATCGTAATGCGCTTATCCTCAATTTGTTCAAAATAGGGAACCAAAGGATCGTTCGCCGAAGAAGCAGACAACAGTGCCTGAAGGTCATAATCTTGTTGCTTCTCAACTCTAGTAATAGAGCCGGAATAGATTGGAAGTGTACCACCGAGTCCAGTTTCAGTCATGGTACGCTCTGACACGCGATGAACAAATCCGTAATCGAAGCGCGGGTAGCGCAATGACACATCTGTGCCGGCGAGAGGATCTGTGCTAGCTATCTGTCCGTCCTGATCAAAGGACGCGGTCTGAGCACCGAGAAGGTCTGAAAGAGAGTTTTTGCTTTGATGAATGTTTATGAGATAGGAGTACTCTAGGACCGCCTCTTCGTAGGCGGCATATACATTTCCCTCTGCCAACTCAATATCTAAGACATCGCCTCCCAGCTTTTTGTAAGTATAGGAAACCTGATCTGCAGCTCCAGATAAGAACGGATCAGATGCAGCATAAATGCCAAAAGGCAGCGTATTGGCTACATTAGCTGGGGATCCTGTCACCGGCAATATATTTGAATTGGTAGTGGAGGCGGGGTTTAAAACTGGTACTGCCATAGTGGTCCCTCTTGTAGTCTAGTACTAAATAGAAAGCCCCGCCTCAAAGAGACGGGGCTTTAACTATTTTGACCTTAAGTCAGGCTATATCTAAACCAGGTCGCGAACGACAACCAGTCCATACATATCCGGACGCACCATCTTCTTGGCATATCGAGTCATCACGCCCTTGCGAGGCACGAAGTCTTCGACGCCGAAGATCGTGGGGGTGGTCTGCAGCGGCACATAGGGCGCATACACATAACCACTCTCAAGGAAGCTACTTCCGCGTCGACCCACAAGGATCAAGTTACGCGGGAAGTAAGGATCGACGATAATGTCGAACTTCTTCGAAAGCGAACCAACCTTAACAGCACCCGCGTCGCCGCGGTCGCTATCAGCAGTCACATTGGCACGGAAGCCAGCGGTGAACTCAAGGATGTTGGCAACTTCAGGTCCGCAGACACAGAAGTTGGCAGCACCACGGAGAGTCTTCCGGTGGATCTGTGCCGAAACATCATTGATGGTCTCAATGAGAGTCTCATACCACTCGCTCACGTTACCCGTGAAGTCCGGAGGGCTAGCGCCAGCCGAAATGTCCTCGCCCGTTGTGCGATTGAGGAACTTGCCGGGGTTACGCGACCAGTAGAGAGTAGAAGCCTGAGCACCACGCACGAGGTCTTCAACGATCTCGCGGTCGATTTCAAGAGCAACCTGCTCAGACAAAATCTGAGTAAGTTCCACCTCTGCATCAAGGTTGTGGTAGGCGTTAAGATCCTGTCCTAACTCCGGGGTCCACTTGGCCTTGAGCTTCTTGGTGATAGCGGTGACAGCCACGGAATCGACCTTGATGTCGATCTCGGGGATATCGGCGTTACCTTCCAGTGCCCATTCTTCTCCACCAATGACCGAACCAATTGCACCACCGGTGTCAAAGCGATCGGTGATCGTAAAGGTTGCCTGGGTTGCAGAAAGAAGAGACGATGAAGCATCGTTCGTCGAAGTCTGCTGCTGGACAACAAGAAGAATGTTGCCATCGACAGCATAGTCCGGGCGAGTGAGGCGTCGGGCCTGTACTCCGGCCAAAGTGAGAGCAGTTCCGGGTGCGCCACCATTGAGCGTAATCGTGACGAGATCGTCAAGATTGAACTGTTCACCAGCCAGGGCAGTGTTGAACTGAGCGAGCGGCACAGAAGCAACAGCGACAAAGGCACCCGAGAGATCGGGGTCGAACTCAACGAGTCGGTCACCGTCGAGGTGACGGTTCCCAGCGTCGCCAGTGCCATCTCTGCCCGAAGTCCAAGCGCCACCAACCGTACCAGAGGCAATGATCTGAAGACCATTGTTAATGACAGGGGCGAGGGTGACCGAACCAGTCGGGGACGAGTAGCCGTTGTTCAGGGCATACGGTCCCTGCTGCGGGAGCGATCCCGAAGTTAGGTTCACACCACCGGTCAACTGAGAAGCGATCGTTCCACCACCATAGAGTGACGAAGCGGGTATGGGGTAACCCACGCGGGGGAGTCCGCCAGTGGCGGTAGTTCCAATATTCTCGGACGTTGTGAAGTCCAGGAAGAAGATGAGACCGCTTGGGAGACTCATCGGCTGAACGCTAACGAGGTCGTTGGCGATCAGGTTGCCGAAAACTCGGCGAACGAGGGGGAATGCGACAGCCGCAAAGCCCTCAACGTCTCCGCCCGCCATGGACGAAGCCTCACGGAGAAGCTCTTTTGCCTGGTTCTCAAGCAATCGGGCCATACCGTTCCGAACATTATCGTTATCGAGTCCCTCCAGAAGACCGGTGTTTTCCCACTTAGAAATAAGTGCGGCACCTTCCTTCCCGAGGTCACGATTCACAATACCTTCGGTTAATTTCTGTACAATAGACATATTATAAACCTCCTATAGTTATGTTGAATGTCATTTATTCAAACCTGCTAAACGCAGCATACGATCCATCTTTGGATCGTGTGTTGCCTCGTTGTTTTTCTTGGAGTTGAGTAAAAGTGACACGGGTCTCTGAACTGCTTCACGAAGTGTTTGTGGGCGAGTTCTCTGATCAAGAGTTGCCCCCACTGCGTTTTGAATTGTTTCAAAGATCATGGCCGCTTCTTCAACAGAATTGGCAGATTGAACAGCTTCGACAATTTTATCTTTTTGTCGCTCATTCAAGGAGGCGCTGTTGAGTGCCTTGTTTTGATAAACAAGTTTGGCGTTTTCCAAGTTCAACCTTGTGAGTTGAGACTTGGATTCAATTAAGAGAGCTCGGAGCTCCCTTGTTGATTCTGTAAGTGTGGCAATTTTTGCCTCGTTAAGTCCGTCGACTGATACAACATCGGGGGCCGTATCTACGTCCTCCTCGAGGTCTTCATCTTCTTCAAGATGGGCGGCTTGGGCCGCTCCCATTGCATCATTGTTGGCTTGGACTATCATGTTGTCGGCAGAGTTGCCGGAAGCCCACCCTTGGGGCACCGGGTTCATATCTACCACTAATTCTTCAATGAGATCGGAGATCATCTCTTCGCTGAGATTAATTTCTTCGTCTTCGGTCTGAAGATCTGGGTCTGTGTCGTCCGCCGTGGCGGCAACGTCGGAGGCGTTGGTCTTCATCATTTCGTCTTCTGTATCCACTATCTCATTCCCCTCTTCAAGGGCCAAATCTGCAGCAACGTCTTCAGCACCCATCAAATCATCGGCGCTGGCCACATCTCCTTCGGCCTCTTCCATTGCAATGCGAGTCTTTAGCTCATTGAAATCAATCTCGATTAATTCTTCCGCAGCTGGAGCTTCAATCTTTTCATTCTGGAAACCATATGGAACCTCAGCGATGAAGGAGGTGTCAGCTCCGCCCTCGTCGGACTCTTCCAGTCCTAGCTCGTCCTGCTCAAGGAGAGTCGAGAGGGCGCCCTTCACCTCGGC